ACAGTCACTCCAAGTAAGGAATGATTCCATTAATATGGCAAGAGATAGAGCAGACAAAGAGAGTCCAATGGCTGCTTGGAATAGACGAATTATAATCCTAGTCATTTTAGGATTAGTTATATTCACGCAGGTAGCACCTGTAGTGCTTGATGTGCCCACGGTTATACCAACAATAGTTGAGGGGGCAAGCTTTTTAGGGATTCCTCTTACTCCAGATGTGGTGGAATATGCTTCTGTAGAAGGATTACTCAAAATGGATGAAATTTTTGGGTGGGCAACAATGATTATCGAGTTCTACTTTGGAGCACAATTAGCTAAAGGAAAATAATATGGCAATAGATAGAGGACAAGGAATACCAGAACAAGCATTGGTAGGAAGGAATGATAGATTAGCTACCGCCTTTCATTTTACAGGTGATGGTTCAACAGTAGCGTTTACGATTACTGGTGGGGTGACAAACATTCCAAATGCTCAATCTTTAATAATAACCATAGATGGGGTAATGCAACATACAGACACCTACTCGACTTCAGAAGCAGTTGTTACATTCACTACAGCACCGCCAGATAACAGTGATATTCAGATTCGTTATAATGCTTATGTTGGTACAGCTACAGATGCTAATGGCATAACTTATTCGCAAGGTGGTACTGGTGCTTCTTCAAGAACAGTAGAGAACAAGCTACAAGAGTCAGTCAGTGTGAAAGACTTTGGAGCTACTGGAGATGGTTCAACAGATGATACCACCGCTATTCAGGCAGCTATTGATGCTGCAAATGCTGGTGACTGTGTGCGTTTCCCTAATCCATCTAGTTATTATAAACTTAGTGATGAATTGACAATTAGTAAATCATTAACGCTTGTAGGGGGTGGCTTCTCAAGTCAGATTAGACAAACAGTAGATGCAAAAAGCATTTTTGAGATTTCTGCATCAGATGTAATTATTAAATCTCTTTACCTTAGAGGAACAGGTGCTCCAACAGATGATTATGTTGCCAGTTCTTCTGCTGTCAGTGCTGTTGGTACAGACAATGGAGCTGGAGTTGCGCCTACATATTTGGCAGGAATATCAATAGCCGATTGTTATATCTATAACTGGAAGATGGATGGTATATATTTTCAGTTCGTTGAAGATTTTGATATTAGTCATAACCGACTAGAAACTATTACCTATAGTGGGATTATGACAAGCAGTTCTCGAAGAGGAAGAATTAGTAACAATCATATCGAAGATATTAAATGTTCATCAGGTTTAGGTTCAGGAAATGGATATGGAATAAGCATGACTAGAACATCTAGTGCCGATTTAACACGATATCCAGTGTGTACAGATATTACAGTTACGGGCAACACAGTTAGAAGTGTTGCTACATGGTCGGGCATTGATACTCATGGTGGGGAAAGGTTAGTAGTTAATAGTAATACTATCTTTGATACACATTATGGAATAACAATCGGTGGCTCAAACAATGTTACTGCCCCGCAAGAAGTGTTAGTTAATAGCAATGTTCTATGTAGTAATCGAACAGGCACAGCAACAACGGGTATTTCCTTCACTGGCTCATCCACTACGATTTATTCATCGGGAAGTATAAATGGAAATATAATTGAGAATTACGGTGACCAAGATACAGCTACAAGTGCAGCTATCTCTTTTTATCAAACAAGAGGACTGGCTGTTACAGGAAACACAATCATCAATCCATCTCCTGCTGGTATTTATGTTAAATATAAGAACTATGGGTTTACCATTACGGGCAATGTTGTACGAGATGCTTGGACAACTGATGGCAGTAGTGCTTGGGGAATTAGGGTAGGTAATGCTGCTAATAATGAGGGGGTTATTACTGGTAATTCATTCCTTAATACTGGAACGCATGGTGGAACTATTGTCCTAAATAAAGCAATAGAATCGGAGAATGTTTCTGGTGAATTAATAATAACAAGTAATCACTCTGACGCTGCAACTTATTTGATAGACACAGGGCAAACAGCATTTAGAGGTTCTTATACCAATGTTTCAACCTCTGGTACAGGTGAGGATGATTTGAAATCATTTACCATTCTTGGAAATAGTGTCGGAATAGGCAAGGGCATAAAGGTGTTGGCAGCAGGAACGAAATCTAGTGCCAATGGTAATAAGACAATCAAATTCCACTTTGGTTCAACTTCAGCAACATTCAACGCTGCTAACAACGATACGAATGATTGGAGGTTTGAAGCCTTTGTAATGCTGACCGCTACAGGGGCGCAAAAAATAACATGGGCTGGCTGGAATGGTACAACCTTAACACAGGGTTATGAGGGTGCTAGTGAAGATATGACTGGCTCTGTAGTTATGAAGGTTACAGGTGAGTGCGCTCATGCCTCTGATTCAATTACTCAACAAATGTGGGTTTTAGAAAGATATTAGGAGAAATTATGTATAACACAGGAAATTCAAGTAAGAATGTAACAACAACAAGTATTGTAGATAGCACACTTTAGGAAAATAATATGACTTTTAGAGAATTAATTAATGAAGTTTTAATCAGGTTGAGAGAAGATACAATTTCCTCTGATTGGAGTGGGGGTATAAACGACTCAAGTAATGATGCTAATATTTCAGCTTATCAAAGAGTTATTGGTTCTCTAGTAAATGATGCTAAGAGTCACGTTGAGTCTAGGTGCGATTGGATTGCCCTTAGAGAAACTTTTACTATAGCTACAGTAGCAAGCACTATGGCATATACATTGGGTGATGACGATTCTGGTGCTGGCTCTAATCCTAGAATCCTTGATGTTATCAATCAGGCAACAGGAACACATCTATCTCAAGTGGGTAATGAGTGGCTTAATTCTAGGTCTTTCCCTGCTGCTGATATAGCAACTGGAGAGCCTTATTATTATGCCATTAATGGCACTACATCTGTTGTCACCACAAGACCGCCTGATATAAATATTGACCTCTATCCATTACCTACTGAAGCACAGAATATTAACTTTAATCTTATCAAGATACAACCCCACATGACTACTGCTACTGAAATTTTAAAAGTGCCAGTAAACCCTGTTATTTTAGGTGCTTGGGCAAGAGCAATCGCAGAAAGGGGTGAGGATGGTGGTACACAGTCTAGTCTAATGGCTCAAGAAGCCAATGAAGCTCTTAAACAAGCGATTCTGCTTGATTCAGGAAATACTCAATATGAAGCAGATTGGTATATTAATTAATGGCTAAACAGTTATCATTTCATCCACTACCTGATTTTGGTATTAATGGACTTAATACCCAATACAATCCATCAACCCTAGACCCATCTTGGCTTACTACTACTGATAATATTGTTCTAAAGGAGTCTGGAAGAATATCTTTTAGAAAAGGATTAAAACAAAAAGTAGTTCCAAGCGGTACAGCCATAGGTTCTCTGATAGAACATAACGATCAAGGTACGAATAAGATATTCGCTAGTCATGGTACAAGTATATATACGATAGACTTTACCTCACCTAATGCAGCCTTCCCTACTGGTGATGATGATACTAAACATACAGTAGCCGATTCAAGTGGAGATTGGCAGTTTGTAAACTTTAATAAAAGATTACACGCTTTTCATGCTGGGGTAGTTCCACAGCGATATGATGGCTCTTTAGGTTCGGGTGCAAAGTGGACAGCTCATGCCACTGATCCTGGTTCAATAGTAACTTTGTTTGACCCCTCTTGTGCAATGGGGTACTACGGAAGGATTTGGTGTGGCGGTGTAGCCGAAGCGAAAGATGTTGTTTATTTCTCAAATTTACTTGATGGTGATGATTGGACAGGCGGTGACGCAGGGGCGATAGATTTAAAAGAGAAATGGGGTACAGATGAGATAGTAGCAATAGCCCCCTTCTATGGTAAGCTGGTTATCTTTGGCAAGAACAATATTGTTGTATATGATAGTCCAGATGCGGTTGGCTCTTTAGCTATTAATGAGGTTATTCGAGGTGTGGGGTGCGTTAGTAGAGATAGTGTTCAAGCCATTGGCGATGATTTGGTTTTCTTGTCAGCTACAGGATTACGCTCTCTTGCTAGAACAACAGAGAAAGATAAACTTCC